AATAATTAACAGAATTATTTAAAAATCTTATAACATCAAAATAATCTTTTTTACCCACTATTTCTTTTGCAGAATCTATCACAGGATGATTATGAACTTCTAGTTCTTTTACTTTTTCAGGATCTATCTCTTGGCTCTTGCGAATTAACCTAAACAAAGCATTTATATAATCTGTTCTAAACGCATCTTTATCATAACCTGCCTTCATAATGGTTGCATATCTTACAACTGTTTTAACAACTTTTTCATACATTGTGTTGTAGTCAGCACCACCCATTATTCTAAATTCTATTAATTCATTTTCACTATCATTATCTTTTTGGTTTTTAAAATGAATACTTGAAAATTTTTCTCTGCTAATGCCTTTTTTTAATTCATTTTGTAACATTAAGAAACTGTCTTTATTACCACGTTTCATATCTTCTGCATGTTTTAATAAATTTTGATATTGGCTTTTTGTATAACTGTTTCTAAGTCTACCCCATTGTGCTAATAAGTATTCGTCACCTAATAACAATGCCATTTTTAATTTGTTTGGTTCTAGTCCTCCTAATTCTGCATCTCCATCTCTAGGCCCGTTCCAGCTCATTGTGACATGCAAACCTGTGGTATTGTTAGTGCCAAAGTTTTCTTCGCTCCAGTTAAAAAGACTTCTCATTTCTTCCAGCATTTTTCTAGGAGTACTATATACTGGTGATATCAATTCAGCACCAGCGCCTTCATCGGGATCAATACTGCTGTCAGTTTCTACTGCCCATGAGGTTGTTGTATAAGTGTCTCCGTAATCTCCTGATTCTGGATACTCATCAAAACTACTATATTTTTTTATCCAGCCGTTATACAATTCATCAGCAACATCTGACACACCACCTCCGCCACTACTATAGTCATACCCATAGTCATCAAGGAAACTGCTCATATAACTGTATGTGTCATATACCCAGTCTTCCATACTGTAGTTGCTTTCAGCGGCTTCTCTGGCTTCATCATCTAAATCGTATTCTTCACGAACTGCTGAGTCTAACCAAGCCAAATACTCATCTTCGTATTCTTCTTCTACATATTCTCTGACCCAGTTTATATATTCCCAACCATCTTCCTCACGGTTTTCGTATTCTTTTGGATCGTTTTCTTCAAAATCTGCTTTGTATCTTTCTATTGCTTCTGAACTTGGGCCACTACTGCTGTCTATAAAGTCGTTCAACCATTCTTCATCTTCTTTGACTTCTTGGACTTTATCACTCACTAAGTCATCTAAATATTCGTCTTGTCCTTTATCATATAACCAATCTTGATAATCTTGGTATGCTTGGTCTGGTAAGTCACCATATTCGTATTCAATGTCACCGATGCTCATATCATCAACATCAGAAGAACTTGAACCATCTACACTATAAAAAAATGTTTCTGCTTCAAAGCCACACTTTACTGGCATGTCTAAGCCTTCTGATGCAATTTCTTTTCTGTTAAAATTTATTTCAAAAAGTTTTGGATCTGCTTCTTTTAATCGTTTTCTTGTTAATTTTTTAAGTTTACTTCCTATTTTTTTAATTTGAAGTTTTTTATTTTTACGTTTTGCTATTTTAGATAATTTAGATTCTTCTACATCTGAAACATCTACTTGAGTATTTTTATCTAAAACTTGTAATTTTTTATTTTTATCTTGTACTACTACACCGTCTTTTGCCGGTAAGTTGCCTACAGTAGAAACTACTTTTCCTAACTCATTTCCTTGTACATCTTTAACCGTAGTGTTTTTCTTTATGGTTTTAATAGGTATAGGTTGACTTTGTGGAGTAATAGAATCTTTATTATCTGCTTTTGCATTTTGGCCAATGGATTGTTGGCCAGAGGGTGTAGGATTTCCAGAGCTTTTATAAGAATACTCTTTTAATAAATGTTCTAATGTTTTTACATCTTTGAACTTCATTTTAACGCCTATTTAATTTAGCGACTCTTTTACTTATTGTATTAAATCTTTTTGTTCGTCTTGCCTTTTTGGCCATTCTTGCGCCAAATCTAGATTTGGTTCTTTTTAAAGAAATTCTTTTTTTATAATCTATAGGTGCATTACATTGGCTGGGTTTAGAAACGACACGACCTTCTCGCCTACCAGCAGTACATCTGACAGCACGTTTAATTTTATTACCTACTTTACGCCAAACCATTCTGGCTTCATAGATAGGCTCTTCTGTAAATTCGTCTATTCTCATAGTAAATTAATAATAATTCCAACTATAATACTGATTAATGTTGTGAATGTTATACCCACAATGGCAATAATCCAACTTTCTAATTTGTCTAATCTTCCTTTTGTAGTTTCTTTAAATTCACGTAATTCTGCCGTAATACTTTCTATTCTAAGCATATCAGCAATTATATGTGCCTCTATATTACCGCTTTCAACATAAGGTTTAGGTGTTAATTCAGGCTGATTTTTTTTGGGCATTGTTTAACTCTTATAATAAATCTTGTTTAGTAAATTCCATATTGACTGAACTTTTAGTATCTATTGTTCCTCCGTTCAGTACTATTCCATCTAATTCATCTTTAAGTGTGTCAATTGAGTGTACTCCTTCTCTTTCAAAAGCAAATTTAAAAATCCAACCTGCTCCTGTTAAACTTGGTGCTCCATAATTTTCTAATAGATTACCACCAACACCGTTTAAAGCAACTGGATTATTCATAACAACTGGTTGTGCTCTTAATCCTATTACTTGTACAACACTTTCAAAATCTTTCTGTGTATTGTCTTTATAGTCACCTGTTCTTGTAATATCTATAGTAGTAAACAATGTGTAAAATTCTATGTTGCCTGATACAACTTCTGAACTACCCATCGCTCCTGATCTTTCTATACTCATGTGTGTCTCCGTCTTTGTACTATTTATCAGTATTTCAGATTTCCAGATCAAAAAAAATCCCCAACTAGTGAGGATTTTTTAATAAGTTTGTTTAACTTAGAATGAGACGTCTGCAATAACGTGTCCTGCTAGGTCACCGTTTGCTAAGTTGTCTGCACCTTCTAGTATAAAGTTTACAGTTGTTTGGCTGTCTGCTGTAAAACTACCAACTTTAAGTACTGAAAGGTTTAAGTTTTGTACTGAGCTAACTAATGCTGTTAATTGTGCCGCACTAATGTTTCCTGATTGTTGTTGGAAACTTTTTAAAAATACGTCCTTACCAATAAACTCACCAGCCGCCGCCGCTCTTCGATCTGTTTGTGCCATTTTATTCTCCTAATTTATATGCGAATGTATCGCTGTTACTTTTATTTATCATTTTTCCATAAAAAAAGGGCATATAAAATGCCCTTTAAATTGTTAATTACGGATTAACCAAAAGTAACTACTAATGTTGTACCAGTAATTGAAGGTGTTGCTTGTGCACCTTGTAGTGCAATGTGACATCCGTCACTTGCTACGTCATCTTCAACTGCTACAACTACAAAACCTTCGTTTTGTGCTTCTAAACATGCCGCTTCAACTGAAACAACTGAAACATCATCAACTGAAAGAATGTGAGTTTGTCCTACGAATCCGTTTGCCGCTCTTACTGCCGCGTTTGGGTTTGCTTGTGCCATTATATTCTCCTAATATGTTTTAGAGCAAATTGCTCCGTTACATTTATTTATCAGAAAACGGTGGATTTATCTTCTTTTAATTCTAGTGTTTTTAAATTTTTGGAATGCATCTGGATCTCTGAAAAAGTCGTAACCTTTACGACCTGTATCCAATGCCTTTGTAATAGGTTCTACACCTTTTGCCAGAGCCTTACCTGCACGTGATAACGTTTTACCTCCCGGTAAGTCTTGTATAAATTTACCTACAGCATCCATACCCTGTTGAAATTTTCCTGAACCGGCTCTAGCAGAACCATCTTTGTATTGGGTATATTTACCTCTACCTACTCCTGACCCGCCCCCTGGAACTGAAATAGGTGGTCTACTAGTTGGTTCTGGACCACTTCTTTTTGCACTAACATACATAGAACTTCTTTTTTTACCTTTTAGTTCAGCATCTTTTTCTTGTCTGGCTTTTGATTTGGCCTCTCTTTCTTTAGACATTGCAACTGCCTGCTGATATGCACTATCAACAGTACCGTATAATCCAAAGGCTTTCATAAAATCGGTTGCAAACTGTTTGGCATCAGGTATTTTCAATTGCATAATTCTATTATACTCAGCATTGGCCATTTTTTGCTGTTGAGCCTTTTCATCAGGACTTAAAGTTGCCTCTAGTATTATATCATTTATTTTCATTTGGTCTAACCCATTTACCGTTTCTAAAAACAGCAAGTTCTCCTCTATTACAAAGTGTAAACTCTCCTTCAGTAGGATATTGTGGTTCTCTTACTTTTATTTTATATTTTCTTTCTTCCACTTGCCCAGTATCCTGCTATTGCACCAATTCCTGTGCCGTACTTCTTATATTTATCTATATCTTTACCTAATTTTTGTGCTATCTTCTTACCTGCGACTCTACCTGCGGCCGCACCTGCAACTGTACCTAAGGCTCTTTTCGCTAAACTTGTTTTGGGTTCTTGATATTTAGATGTATTGTAGCCTCTATATTTTGTCATAGTACTTAAAGGACTTACCATTTCACTGCCTCTTCCTAATCTACGATACTCCTGTAATAATTTTGCTACAACTAATTGTTTAGAAGTATATTTTAAATTACTCCAATCTGAAATCAATCTTCTCCACTGTTTATACTTTCCATCTTTTATATTAAGTTGACTTTCTAATCTTAAAAAATAAGAATTAAATTCAGTACCTTTTACAGAAGAATCTTTTAGTCTCATGTAAAACATGTAATGTTTTCTAGCATCAAAGTTTAGTTTTTTTAAATACTGTTTGCTTGATATAGGATTTTTTAATGAAATACTTCTTGTATCTGGGTCTCTTAAAACGTGACCTAGCAAATACAAATCTGTTGCATGACTTCTAAATAAAGTATAAGGGCCGTATTGTACTGTTTGTTTTATATATTCTTTAGCATATTCATATTGCTTATCGTCATTTAGCATCATATATGTACTTAACGATGTCAAGTAAAATAGATTTGCAACATCTTTACCTGTAAGAGCATTAAAATTTCGGCTTGTTCTGTATAGTCTTGCTTCTGATATTTCTTTATCTATTAATTTAAATTCCATTTTACTTACCTGGTGCTCCAGTTCCGAAGTTAAGTCTGCTAAACTCTAATCTATCTACTAGTTTTAAGGCATTACCCATTCTGTCTACAGCAACAAATCCTTCTTCACCTGTTACTTCATATCCGTTTTCTGTTTCTTTAAATGTAGGTAACTGTCTAATTGTTTCTAATTTTTTTACTATTAAAACTTTTGAATGTATAATTTTTAAATATAAATCATATACACTTACAATACTTGGTACATGTTCTTTTATAAACTTAACACCTTGTACTAACTTGTTATTCATTTCGTCTTGCTTTGCTTGAGTTTTATATCCGTCTATTTTCTTTTGCATAAAAGTAATATACTTTTGTACAAATCCCTGTGCAAATTTTGTTGGTTCATCAAATGCACCTGCTCTAATATTATTATTTACATGTGCCTTAAGTTGTTGTAGAAAGTCTTTACCAATAACATCGTTCCCTTTTTCTAACCAACTAAAAGTATCTGAATCTATGTTTTTTAAATAAGCATCTGCCTCTCTAATAGCACCCATAACTTCTTCGCTTTCATTATTAGTTAAAGTAACTACACCTGATAAATCCTTAATTAATGCGTCTCTGTGCCAAACTTTAGAACTTTGTCCTAATACTTTACTATCAAAACCGTATTTGGCCCTTGTATCGGCTAGTGTAGGGCCTCCTACATACTCTGTATGCCAAACAATACCTATATCAGCATTTGCAATTTGTTTTGCTAAATCACTATTAGTTGGTACTGCATATACAATAGTATTTGGTTTAAATACTAATACTTCTTCTCCGTCTATATTAGTTTGCTGTAAATCTTCTTTGGAAAATAACATGTCGCCCTGTGCTACAGTATTCCAATTTAAATTCTTTAATGTTCTTAATGCTAGTTTTAATTTTTCCTGTAAGCCTTCTGCAGGATGATTTTCTTCTATGTCTTTATCTGTAAAATTTATTTTAGGCTTTTGTGCAAATACACCCTTGGTACCCACAAAAAATTTACCTGTTGCAGGATCTCTACCTGCTATAATGGCAGGTGCTCCGTCCCATTTTGTTGTCATGCTTACAGGACTTTCTGAATTGCCTTCTAGCATTTCATGTAAACTGTATAGATAGTTTATTGCTTCTTTGGCGCCTTGATAACCTCTGTTAAAAATATTATCTTCTAAATGCTCTAGATGAGTATTTTTATTTTCTGCTTCTAGTATTATTTCCTTTAAGAAATTACCTGAAATATCATGAAATTTCATTTCACTTAGCGAAGCCTGTAATTAATTTAGCAGGACTTATTCCAAATGTTCTATTACCTTGTTTAGTTTTAACTTGTACCAGTTCGCCTTTTTTAACCATATCTTTTAAATCTTTTGAATTAAATTCCTGTTGTAAAAGTACATTTATAGGTTCGCCCTTTTTAGATATGAAATGCATTTGTAGATTTAATGGGAATTTTTCGTTGGGACCACCAAACATTTTGTCTAATCCTCTGCCAACGATTGAACCAATCATTGCTCCTGCTTTCTTGCTTATACCGTCTTGGCTATCCATATCCTGTTTGGTTCTTCCCAATACTCCAGGTGTTTTTGATTTAAATAAATTTTTGAATCTTGCTTTTACTGTTGGTTGCAATTGGCCGCCTGACTTCACAATTCCTGCTGATTTTAATATTTCATATTCCAGTCTTGAACCTTGTTCTACTGGAGTATCAATATCATTAACTTTTACTGAAAATTGCTGATTTGCTTCGTCCCAAGTATATGTATTTCCTTTATAGGCAACTTTTTGCTTGTCATTTAAAAGATCCTGTTCTAATAAAGGAAAGGTATTGGTATTTTCTATGACTTCCTTAATCAGCATTGTTTTCTCTCTGAGATTCTTTTATTATTTTCTTAATACCTCTGGAGAATTTATTAACGTCTTTGCCTCTTATACTATTGATAAGTCTATTAGTTAAATCTTTTGCTGTTTTATCATCATAGTGTAATTCTATCTGTTCAATTAAATTAATTGCACTGGTAATTACATGTTCGCCTCTATTAGATGTCACATGATTTCTATCACGATCAACAGAAATTTGATTTAATTCTTCTAATATACTTCTAGCCTTAGGCATGATGTCTCCAAAAATATTGTATAATGCTATTTATCATTATAAGTCATTCTTTTTGAGGAACTCACGCATGTTCATGGCTTGTCCTATAGTGTCCTTTTGTTCCGGCTCTTTTGCTTTTATGGAATTGCCTCTTTTTAGTTGATCAACTAAACTTGTTGTTGTGATTGTGTCGGCATCTTCATCGCCTTCCTGTAAATCTTCTATTCTTAGTGTATCAGGATCAAATCTTAAATCCACTTTTGTGCCTACACCACTACTACTTCTTGTTTTCATAAACTGTATTTGATATCTACCCTTCTCTCGCATAGCATTACTTGTAAAAATACCTACAACATTATCTGCTGTTTGTATTTTACTAATACCACCTGCTATGTGATGATGATCAAATTCTATTTCTTCTACTGCACCTCTGTTTAACTGTGAAGCAGTAACGAACAATAAGTCTCTTTCCACTGCTAAATTACGCAACTCCTCAGATACATATTTGTCCTTAATAAACAAATCACTACCACTTACTTTTGCACTAATAGGCATCATCAAATCCAAATAATCCACAAGTAAACAATCTACTTTTTCACCACAGGATATTTCATATTCTCGCAAAAATACTCTGATATCATTTGCATTAACACCGTTAGGCATTTGTTTAACTCTTAATTTACCAGCACCTTTGGCTTTCATACGAACTTTTAAGTCTACATCATCCATATTACGCATAACTTCTTTTGTGCCATAACCAGATACCATACTATCTAATCTCATACTAATTAATTGCTCACTTAACTCTAAACTAATATAAACTACGTTCATACCTGCTAGAGACCAATTTACTGCAAAGTTTTGTAAAAACAAACTTTTACCTGCACCAGAACCACCAGCAAAGATTGTCATCTCACCTCTGTTTAGTCCGCCATAAAGTTTATGATCTATGCCTTTCCAGCCTGTGCTTACAGCACCTGCTTGATCTTTAATCCATTGTAACCTTTCCTTAGGATTTTCAAAATATTCTAAACCCAAGTCTTTAACTAGGCCTACTTGGCTTGCTTCTTTAATTTTGTTTTCCACAGTACCATAGTCTTGATTTTCCAGCAAGTCAGTACTTTCTATAATTGCTTTTTCCAATGCTTTATGTCTACAAAATGTTTCAAACTCATTCATAAACCATTCATGATGATCAGGAGTTACGTTTGGAATAGGCTCTAAGGTTACTCCTGCGACCGCACTTACTTGTTCTGGAGTAGGTATTGCATTAAAGTCTGTACTGTGAGAAACAAATAATTCAACTGCTTTTCTGTATTTCATATTGAAATATACAGGATTTACAATATTTTGACACCTTGCGAATAAATCGGGATCACTAAGTAAGAATCTTAAAAATAATTCTTGTGTTTCTTCATTATATTGTTTTATATCTGCCATCTTTTCTTTATCTCATTGTATATATATCTAAAAATTATGTCATGACCTGCTTCGTTTGGATGGCCATCGTCAGCACTTTCTTCATTGCCTTTTGCTATATCTGTTAAAAATCTATCACAAATTATAGATTCGTCTATCATTTTATATAATTCCTTACAAAATATATTATTTGATATTCTTTGCCTGGAACCTTTAAAATAAAATCTAGGTAAACATCTTGCTGATAGTCCTACCTGTAAAAGTTTAATTCCTTTTTGTTTACAATAATTTTGTAATAAAATTATATTTTTAAAATATTTTATAGTTTCTGTTAAATCTGATTCAACAAAAGATTTATACTGATTAAATACTTTTCTTTCTGTTTCAGTATCTGTTGTAATTTTATCTAAATCATCTATAGTATAATTTGTCAAACTTATATCATAAAGTACATTTTCTACATTATTAATATATCCTACCCATAATTTATTTGTTGTATTAAACCATTCTCCTCTATTAGGTGTAGGGTGCTGTACTACTAGTATTGTACTGTTTAAATGTATTCCTTTATTTTTTTCAAAATATTCAATAGAAGTCCTAACAACTCTATCGTTAGATGCTCCTTCAACGGCTAAATTAACAACATTTGTAAATTCTTTTGTGTGGTTAAAACGACTAGGCCATACCCAATCTGGAGCCATACTATTTTCGGAGTCTTTATGTCCAAAAGTAAAACTACAACCGTTTGCTACTAATTTCATTTAATGTCCTACATGTGCTCCAAACAAATATCCCAAAAAGAAAACTATTGGTCCTAATATTAATAAGTCTACTGCCCAATGTAGTGCAATAGATAATGTAACTATTTCTTTCCAATGTACCTTACATACATTTGCCCAATGCCTAATTTTTTCTCTCATAACATTTTTGCCTTTACTTCTATTTTAAGTTTATTGTTTGTTGCATGTTTAATTATACTACTAACTGTTGCCAATCTTCCATACATATTAACCGCATCTGCGGCATCTTTACAATCCACATGCCAAGGTGGGAAACTTACTTCCCACCCTAGTTCAGCGGCCTGCATAATTAAATCTTTGCCTGCTTCGTCCCTGTCAGGACATACTATAATTCTTTTGCCTAATTTTTCTATTAGATGTGCCTGCTCAGGGCCAATACTATTGCCTTGTATTGCTATTCCATCTATCATTATAGCATCAAATACGCCTTCTGTCACTATAACAATTTCTCTTTCTGTGTCTGCAAACTTATCTACATTAAAAACATATCCTGATTGCATATTATGTAAATATTTAGGAGTTGTTTTATCTGGAGGAGCAATATGTCTTGCTGTCCAGCCAACTAACTCGCCGTTATAGGTAAAGGGGACCACTAATCTCTGCTTGTATAACTTTTCATTAAAGTATAGCAGTGGATATAGACCAAGTAGTCCTCTTTGTTCTGCATATTGTTTAATAGCATGATCGTCATCTAAATCATCTACTGTAACAACATTGTCTGGTAAATCTATTGTATTAAATTTTGCTATGGAATACACATAATCAGAAGTATTTTCTGTTTCTAATTCTTCTGTGTATTTTAAGAGTTCAATTGTGACTTTATGTACATCTTCTTCAGTTGCACCTAGTCTGGTTGCTAAGTCTTTATACTTTTTACCTAAGGTAGGGTTAGGTTCCCAACCAGTAGTAAAGCCACAATTAAAACAATTATAGGATATTTTTGCTCCTGTAGTTATAAGTCCGCCACGTTTTCTTTTATCACTACACATTGGACAATCCATTGTGTTCCAGCCACTAGGAGTTTTACCTGTTCTAACTGGCAAATTATCTAAAAGGAGGCGATGTACACTCTCAACTAAAAAGTCTATATCCATAGTATTATTATACAGGATATAATGTTAAAAGTCAACTAGTTTCTTATTAAGACTTGGCTTATATTACCTGATGTTGGCGTATGTAAAATTCTGATCCAGTTTGCATTGATATTATAATTTTTAGTAATAATATTAGATGCAGGTTTTTTATATGTGCCTGCAGAAATACCAACGTTTGCTATGCTTTGACCACTTAAGGTATAGTCCATTCCTGCTAATCTTAATTGATATGTTTTAGTATTTGCATCAGTATCTTCTGTTGAAACAACACTTGCTACTACATTTGCATTTGTATTTCCTGCTAAATTTATAAGAGATACAACATTTGCTAATGTGGTTGCTGATGATAAATTTATATTTGAAGAATTAATTTCAGTATTACTATTTTCATTATCTGTAATTATTATAGACTGTAATCCTAAACTAGTAACATTTCCTGTACTTGTCTGTATATTACTATCAGTAATAATAATATTACCTGTTGTTAAAAATTTATGATATACCTGTATATTACTTTCTAAAGTTACCCAATCAGTACTTAAATTATTAGTACTTGGTACACTTTCAACTAGACTAGCCTGTACATCTATATTACCTGTATATGCATCAGGGTAGATTGCTATAGAATGTAATGCATTTGGAAAGTTTCTATCTTGATTACCTGAAAAAGCACTTGTTGTAAAAACATTTGCTGGATCACCATCTGTTGTTGATGCTACTTGTAAAAATGTGTTTGCACTTTGAGTTGGTGTTGGAGATTGATCTATTTGTTCTGTAATCTGTATGTCAAAAACTAATCCATTATTTTGGTCTGAATATACAGGCTTGTCTATACCTGAAACATCTTGTTTTGCTATGTAAATTCTGTATAATCCTGCTGTAACGTTTCTTAAGTCACCTTCATCTAAAACTAACTTTACTTGTCCTACGTTACTGGTATGTTCTAAAAGTTTATAAAATAATCTTCTTTTAGTTGTAGGATTTATGAGATACGCACTTAAGGTATCACTAAAAACATTTTGTAATTTTCTATCTCTGTTCCTAATACTGAACAGTAATTCGTTTGTTAACCCTTTATGGGCAATTAATTTTCTATTATTCATAGGTCTGTTATCCACGTATAGGCCATCAGTACCAATAACTAAGTCAATATTGTTATCATATAAGTATAATTTGTGGTCGTTTTGGCTCATAATAAACTCTTTATATTGTACTATTTATCAATATTTATTATAAATAGTTTTGTGGAGAAAGAAGAACTTATCAAACAAACAGAAGAACGATATCCGTTCCTAACCGGCATCAAATACGGTGAGAATGAATACATAGGTATCGTCATCAATCACGATAATAGTATTTTAACATTTTACGATTTAGATAAAATCCCAAACAACGAAATAAGAAAACAGTTTTTAGAATTAGGTGAAACTTGGTGGTGGGAATCAAATAGGCAGTTACCGATAGATATATTTTTATTTCATGAAATGAAACCTTATAAAAATCTTTTAAGAACTTTTGTAATGAAAGATATAGAAATTATATTTGGTCCAATGACCTCTTTACAGAATTTAATTAAGAAAAGAATAAAAAGACGTGGGATTCAACTAGTTAGAAAACTAGACTAACTTTCACATAATAGATTTAATTGTACGATAATAGCCAAAGCATAACCATAACTATGTGACTTCTTAAAGAAGTATGTACCATCATTTGGTTTTATCCATACATCTTCCTCTATTACCTTCCAATCCTTTCCCACCAAATGTCTTTTACCGGGTCTAATCATTGCAAGTATCATTGCTAATTCCTCAAGACTTGTAGGAGGATGTTGTTTTACTATATCCCAATGATTACTTATATGAAATAATTGTTCTACAATTTCCTTATGCTTGAATAGTTCCCACATAGGTTGTGTGTTAATTAGTTTATCCAGATGTGTTTCGTCTTTTATCCCTTCATAGATGTGATTGTTAAGAAAGTCTACCTTAAACCAACCTTCTTCTTCTGCTTCTTTGTGATCTATTGTACTGTAACCTTCTAAAGGAAACTTAGGAATGTTTTGAAAGTAGACACCAGTATTGTGTTTGGTAAACTTACCATCCTTTTCAATACTTGCAGAAGTGTGATTAACTAACTTGAGAAAGTCATCTCTGTTAGCCATATCAATATCTACATCAAAATCAATCTTCACTAAACAATAAACTCCACTTCATTAGTTTTTCTTTTTTAATTTTTTTACGTTCTTCAATTTGTTCTTCGCTGACAAGACCACTATGTTTCATAATATCAATCATACACATAACATCACCAATCTCATCTTGCAAATTACTTATATCTTCTGGGCAACTATCCTTTTCAAATCTAATAAGTTTACTACATGCCTGACTAAGTTCAGCACATTCTTCCATTGTTATTACTAACATTTCTTGTCTTTTATTCATTATTCTTCCTTAACAAATATTCCATCTACCATACGACCTTTTCTGTCTTTTATATCGTTGTATGCTACTGCTAAACATTCTTCTAATGTTGTGCCTTCCCTTTTAGCAATATTAATTAAAATAACTAAGCAGTCTCCTATATCATCTTTAACATCTGTACCTTTACAAACACTATCAGATAATTCTCCAACCTCTTGTATTAATTTTAACACTTGATCTTTACTTGTTGCGCCATCTATAAGATTTCTATCAACGTGCCATTTTTCTGTTAATTCTATTAATTCGGGCATATTCCAAAATTCCATTCTATTCTCCTTCATATTCCTGCAACCTCACATGCATTTTTTACTTCTACTACTTCTTCTTTATTGTTTGCAAACTGTTTCATCCAAAACGTTGCATCAATTATGTGTTCTATCATTTTAACCTGTTCATCGCTAAACTTTACTAATAACTCATCTCCTGATTTGCAAAGATAAATCATCCAGGGAGATATTTTTGCACTTCTAATATCGTGTACTGCTCTAGAAGATGAAACTTCTTTAAAATAATCTTGCCAAGGTTTATTATTTTCTTTAGCCCAACTGTCAAGATAAATGATTGTTCTTTCTAATGCCTTCATTCCGGGTTCTTTTTTTACATATACTAATAAAAATTCGTCATAAAGACTATCCTTGTGCCAATCTGCTAATTTTTTACCTTCCTTTATAAGCCATTCTGCAAATTGTTCTGGATTTAAATATTCGTTTGTTACACAACTTCTACCAAACTTTACAAACCCTTCATAGTATTGGCTTTTTACAAAATCTTCATAAGTTTTTGGTTTAGTGGCCGCTGTGTTCATTTCATAAAACATTTGAAAAACTCTATAACCTAATCTTGTATGTGTTAAATCTTTATCTGCCATACGTCTTTTCTTAACACACATATGAACACTAAGAGTTCGTTCACCCTTAAAACTTTTTCCACACCATTTACATGTGAAATTATTTTCCAAAAATGTCTCTGATTGATTTGTCATCGTATCCGTGTGCTTCTGCTAATTCTTTTAACTCTTCTTTACTGTTTATTTCTATTAAATTATTAATATCCTCTGCTTTCATATGTGGATATATACTGTATATAAAATCAAATACTTTATTATTTTTCTTTTTTGCGTTAGGCGGTTTTAAAAAAGGATGAAATTGTATTTTACCTACACCACATGCTGTAAATAATAACCATTGCAATTCTGGGTGCTGTGGTATTTTGTATTCAACTTTATGATATCTATTAAGTAATTCATTTGTCATATAGATATAATTTGCGGCATCTCTACCTTGTACACTACTGCAATATCTCATCATCATCCAGGCACTAAATGCCTTCTTTTGTTCAGCACTAAGATTAATATAGAAATTTCTATCCTTTTTATCTATTGCCGCCATTACATCTTTTAAAGGCAAGGCTGGATTCTTTTTAGGGGACATTATTCTCCTTTAAACTCAATAAGTGTATTAACATTATAACCTTCGTTCTCTATTATAGCACTTCCTCCTAAATCGGGCAAGTCTATTACGGCCAAAATTAAAATATTTTCTTTAGGTATATTCCAACATTGACAAATTAAACTTGCTAATGCTTTTGCTGTACCACCTGTAGCAATTAAATCATCTATAATTACAATTTTATCACTAGGTTTCAAATCAGAGTTTTGTTGTATATGAATTGTTGATTTTCCATACTCTAAACTATAATCTCTTTGGTAAGTTGGATTAGGTAATTTACCTGGCTTACGAGCAAGTATTAGAGGAAGTTCCATATCTCTAGCAATAGGACTAGCAAATAAAAAGCCTCTGCTTTCTATTGCTACAATTTTTGTAGCATTAAACATCATACATACAGCAGTCATATCAATAAGTGCTTTATTGAAGGCTTCTGGGCTTTCTAGCATACTTGTTATATCTCTAAATTGTATACCTTCTTTAGGAAAGTTAGGTACTGTTCTTATAGTGTCTTTTATATTCATAATGTAAAATCTTCCCAAGTTATTAAACTATTTCCTGTATTTGAATCTCCAAAATGGCCGTAATTAGTTGTATCAGGTAATATAACATTTTCTAATTCTAAAGCATTTATAATACCCTTAGGTGTTAGGTCAACTTCTTTCTTTATCATATTAATAAAATCTAATCTTAATTCTCCATTAGTATATATTAATAATGATGACGGTTGTTCTATTCCTATAACATAACTTAGTTGCACAAAACACTCTTCTAATTCATACTTATGAACAATATTTTTTGCTAACCATCTAGCCATATAGGCCGCACTTCTATCTACTTTTGTAAAGTCCTTACCTGAAAAAGCACCTCCTCCATGTGGAGCATACCCACCATAAGTATCTACAACAATTTTTCGTCCAGTGATTCCTGTATCTCCATCAGGCCCACCTATAACAAATCTGCCTGTAGGATTTATTTGATATTTTGTTTTTTCTGTTAAAAAATCTTTAGGAATAACATCTTTAACAACTTCTCTAACTAAATCTTGTACTTGCTGTTGTGTAGCATCTGCATGATGTTGTGTACTTACTACAATATTATTAATATCTATAGGTGTATTTGGTGCTCCATAATTTACCGTCAACTGGCACTTACTATCAGGTAAAATTATATTTTTATATTTAGAATGTGTTTTTCTTCTATTAGATAATTCTTGTAATATTTTATGTGCATATGATATTGCAAAGGGCATATATTCTTTTGTTTCTCTATTTGCATAGCCAAACATAATACCCTGATCACCTGCTCCAAAACTATCTGTACCTAATGCTATATCAGAACTTTGGCCATGTAAATAATATTCTATATTTAATTTGTCCCAATGAAATCCTTCTTGCTCATAACCTAGTTGCTTTACAGTATCAATAATAATACCTCTCACTGATTCTTCAACATCTTCTTCTCTATCTGTTCTATATTCTCCTGCTACTATTACGGTATTTGTAGTCACTAGGGTTTCTATAGCCGCTCTATTATTAATATTATGATTTATAAGCCAAGTTGCAATATGATCTGAAATTAAATCTGCAACCTTATCTGGATGTCCTTCACTGACACTTTCACTTGTAAATTGATACATTTTTTGTTTTCCTATTTAAATTTGTTTTCCATTATGTCTTCCCAAGTAGAATATTCAATACGATCAAACGATCCTTCAGGGAAAGCAGGAGGCACCCATTTTACCGTCCTTTCTCTTTTATATATTTTTTGTAACCATACTGTCTTGCCTGACAATAGTTTTACAGGTTTCCATGCAAACCACTTTTTCCAATCTGTATATTCAGCATCAGTAGGCTGTGGTTTCAAATGTGGATACCTAGTATAAGCAGGATGGTTATAGTTCTCCATCCTTTCTCATTTGTTCTCTGATTTTGGTTGCACTTATTTTTTGTGTTTCCTCATCAAGAACTTCCTCTTCAATTTTATATCCTACACCTCTGCCGTAAGTAATATTCATAATATTTGGTACAGGATAACATCTAAATTTACCTGCATATTCATAAAGTTCTTGTTCTATATTTTCGCAAATATCTTCAGGAGTCCAAGGATTATTTTCACTCAAAGGCATATCTCGAACTAATATTGCTACCTGTCCGTGTTTTGCTAGTGCCCTTTTAAATAACTTTTTGTGTCCTTCATGGAATGGTTGAAATCTTCCCAGCATCTGTGTAGTAGGTTCCTTAGATTGAAACAATGGGTCTTTAATATCCACTGCAATTAACCTAGCCCATTTTTCTATTGCTTCTTCAGTCCACCAATCTTCTTCGTTAATTTCTATATCAACATTTACAGTATCATCTGGTCTTTCAAATACTTTATTGGTATCTTCATATCGACCTTTAGATATAGTGTTCATCCAAATTACATATTCAGGTTTAAATTTTCTTCTTAATTCATTAGTAGGACAAACAAAATCTGCTATAGCATAATTACCATTGCCTACTGTTTTTAAACAATAGTCGTTCATTCTTTTCATTTGTCTTTCTCTGCCTTCTGGAGAGAAGTCCCAATCATTAAAAAGTTCTCTTATTTCATCTGCATTATGCCATTTAGCATTTCCTAATGTTTCAACTAGGCGTTTTGCTAACGTAGATTTACCTGAGCCTGGTAGGCCACATAGTAAAATTCTTCTATTCATTTAATCTCCAATAGTTTATCTATTTTCCCTTTCCCATTCTGCATTTTCTTCAAACTCTGCAAGATATTCTTCTAAGTTTTCTTGTATGTTTTCCTGACTATCATGCCACTTAGTATTTAACCAGCCTACCTGTGCGTCATAACTTTTACCGGTTGTATCATTATAATCATAGTCACAATCTAATTCTACTTTATCATAAAATACAGCATCAACAAATTCTGCTAAATTTGTTTCAACTACACCCATACCAAGTTTGAATTCATCAAAAGGCTCGTCTGTATCCACAAACCAAGCACCAAAAGAACCTTTCTCACAACTGTGGAACATCAACACAGGTACATATTTGTTGCCGTCTTCATCCTCTTCGTTAATTACTTCTGGTTCTTCATCAGTATTAAAGTATCCGCCTTCTCTTCCATATACATGGATTGCTTCGCCTTCATATACTTCTTTATCATAGTCCCAATCATCTGATCCATCTGCTGGAACTTCATATACTGTGAATCCACCATCAGCATAGGCACTATTAATGTGTTCAAACTCATCATTCTCCCACATGTTAAAGTAGTCATCTGCATCTGCGGCAGGACTAGGTGGAGTTTCAGGATCTAAAAGAGCATCGTCTGGTTCTTCATCATCTCCATATCCCATTTGATCTGCTTCTAATACAGCATCAATTAATTCACTAGTATCGTCTAGTTCTGCGTAATAACTGGCAAATGCTGGATTTACTGAACCAAAAACAAGTTCACCTCCATATCTACCGCCTTCTATTCTATATCTATATTTTGCCATAATGTCCTCCTAACTAACTAAATCAGCAACTTCAATATCTTTTACTTTATTTGCATCTTTTACAAAAAAAGCACACTTTGGATTTTCTCCAGACTCTAAAGGAACTGCTAATAAATGTCCATTTTTAAGTTTAGGAAAAAACCATTTTACATCTTGATAAACATTTGTAATTTCTATAGGTTCACTATTAGGAAGTCTACTTGTAAGAGGATTCATTACTAATGCTCTAAATTCTCTATTATTAAGACTTGCTAAAGGAAGTGTCTCTACACTATCAAAATCTTCATCACATAATAACACACTCCAGTCCATTGGCAATTGAATATTAAATTCTCCAATTTGCAAACAAATAGCAGGAGCATGAAAACTCTCTAAAAAAATTAAAGGTAAGAAATAAAAGTCAACCCATTCTGGATCGGCTCCATCTAAAATACAATACCTAATATCATCTATTTCATCAGGTACGCAATCTATATCGTATGTATTATTTTCTATTGTTAGTATTTTCATTTATATTCCACCTTAGTTACTGTATGTCTAAAATTCTGCTCTCGGTAAAAAGCCTTTCTTTTTGTTAAATGCCTTTTACTATATTTTAAATTACTGGTAATGTCTACAACATTAACGTAATCTTTATCTTGTGCCTTTCTAATACCTCTTCCAATACTTTGTATTACTCTCACAAAACTTTTTCCTGGTTCTATTAATATTAAATTAAAGATCCTAGGAATGTTTATTCCTACCGCCGCTACTCCATATGTAGCAACAATAACCTTATTGTCCATTTCTGAAACGTCATCATAATTATCTTGCCTATCTTTTTGTTTCATAGAGCCTGATACGAATACCCAATCTGGATTATCTTCTGCTAACATTTCGCCTGTTTTAATTCTATCTATAAGAACTAGTGTATTACCATTTTCAGCAAAACCATTAATAATTTTAGACAGTTGTTCTATTCTTTTAGAATCTGTTACGAGCCATTTAAGTTCTTGTGCATAGCCTCCAAACTCAATCATACCATCTTGTAGTTGTAATATACTGATATCTAAGTCTGCTAACACTCCCATATCCTGTAATTCTTTACTGCTCATTTTTCCTATAACAGGACCTAAACTACAAGTACAACCTACTGCTTCATATTCATCTTTAGGGATAGTTCCTGTTAATCCCCATCTGATAGGCACATGAGCAAACACACCACTCAATAAGTTTCTTAATACATCTGCTTTGGCTTTGTGTACCTCGTCCACCATAATACAAGCAACATCTTCTAAAAACTCATCTATTGGAAAATCTGCTTCGTAGTTTTTGCTTTTCTTTTCTAATATACTTAAACTTTGCCATGTACAAATAGTATGAGTTTTATCATATTCCTTTCTATCTCCATACAATACACCCACATCAAGGCCTAAGTTTTTATAGTCTTTTTCTGTTTGTACCACTAAATCCTTATTTGGTACTATAACTATTGTTCTGCCATATGGTTCACATTTATGACTTAGTACGGCAGTAATAAGTGTCTTACCAGCACCTGTGGCAATCTCTTGCAAACATTGTGTATTTTCTAAAAATCTATTTACAATATCTACTTGATAGTCCCTTAATATAATAGGTTGTCCTTCTGCAGGATGTTTCTTAGGCCAAGCCACATGTTCATAACTTGTTTGAGATACTTGATCAAACTTGAATTCCCATGGTTTACGCAAATCCTTTATTTCTATTTCGTAACCTTCCTCGGTAACGATAGGAACAAGTTTGTCTAATAAATGGAAATATGTTCTGCCACCTATGTCGCAATACCTCACACAGCCGTCCCATCTACCTAATTTATAAGCAGGCATATGATATGCATAGGGAAGAAAGTATTTACAAGCATCAGAAATTTTACGCCTTGCTTTTACATCAAGTCCTGTGAAACGAACATTAACTTCGTCTCTAATTTCTAGAACACATTTTGCCATACTGTATTATACTACCAAGTGTACCCTAATGTCAAGTAATATTCTGTACCTTGTGTATTATAAAAAGGAACAACTTCTACTACTTCGTCTGTTATGTTTTCTGCTTTAAAGGAAATTGTTAAACCATTTGTAAACTCTTTGGTTACATATAAGTTTAACTTATTCAAGTCTTCTAAATACTCCTGTCCTTCTTCTAATACATCATAAGGTCCAGGTGCTCTATCTAAATTAAATGCATATTTTAATCTAAAGTTTACATCAAAAAAGTTTTCGCTATATTGTAATACACCAGCAAATTTAGGTACTCTGGTTTGATCTGTATCTGTATATTTTAACATTACAAAAAGAGGACCAAAGTTATTTGCATATCTCATACCTGCTGTGGTATATTCCCCTGTGTTAGCATAGGTAGGCATAGTATAAACTGGATTATTGTCTTCTACTAATGTATAAACACACCCTAATGGCATTCCTTCTGATGCTGTATAATTAGGATCTAATACACAACCACCATATGTGCCGTCTGTATTTACGGATAGATCAGGATTTAGTTCCAATGTTGTTGTAATAACATCTGTGTAAAATCCTGGAACATATTCTATTGCTTCTTCAAAATCATACATGAATACACTTAATACACCATATCCTAATTCAACACCTACACCTTTTTCAGGCTCTAGTTCCTCATTGCCTTGTACAACTCCATCACCAAACTTTTCATATAAGTTAGGTTTTCTAAAACTGTTACCAATGTTAAAAAAGAAGTCTCCTTTTTCTATACCCAGTCTAAGAGCATTCTGATCATCATTACCTAATCTAATACCAAAGTTATAATTTAAAATAAAGTTAGCATTGGCCTGAAAATATATGCCACCATTTTCATCTGAGTACTTTAGATCAGTTTGTGTTAAGGTGTAAATACCATTTCCATCAAGTACTTCAAAAGGATTATTTAAATCTGGTTTTAAGAAGCCGTCCCATAAAGGCAACAAAGTACCATCATTATAACTTAAATTGTCATCTGTATAGGAACCTGGTATTGTATTGTAACGTTCGACAAGTTCTGTGCCTTCAACATTTTGCCAACTGCTGGTGTTATAATATTGTTTTTCTACATCTATACCAAATGCAACATTTAAACTATTACTAAGTTCTACTTGATTACCAATTCTAAAATAATCTCTATAACTTTCATTTGTATATGTCGGGTCTAGTTCTGTAAAGTATTCAGCAGTATTATAGTTTCTACCTATTGTGATATAATCATTTCTAATAGCAACATTGTATCTTTGTCCTTCTTGAACACAATCATTGTTTTGAGTAAAATCATAATCAAAACAGTTGTCATAATCATATTCGTATTCTGTAAATTTACCTACAATACTGAAGTCACCTGCATCTACATTAAACCTTGCTGTTTTGTTTTCGTAATTGTCTTCTTCGTCATTGTCATTACGAACACTACCCATACTATCTTTAACCATACTAAACTCTAACTGATCAACAGGAGCAATTCTAAAATAGTTTATTTCATCTTCTGCTCTAAGTGTTAGTCCACGTTCTATAGTGTCTTGTATTAGTACTGTTCCAGCCATACTACCTGAGCCGTATAAAACACCGTTAGCACCAGATATAACTTTTACTGTTTGACCACTAGCAAAGTCATGTCCAAAGTCATACCAACTTGCTCCAGGGTCGTTTGCTGGAATACCATTTACATAAACTGATGTATGTGATGTTTGAGCACCTCGCTCATTGTATCCTACAAAGCCACCATAGCCACCTGCATTCCAGGTAAAGGCTGGCGTAATAGCACTCATTAAACTACTGCTAGTAATTGGATTTGCTTTAATTGTTTTTTCTTGTTGTGCTGTCACAACAATTTCTTCTATTTCATCTGCAAATGCCCATGCAGTAAGAAGCGGTAAACATATTATAAATGTAATCTTTAATATGTGTTTGTGAAAAAATTCTTCAAAATTCATTTTATCTCCGTGACCATTAAGTCATAATAGTTTTAGTATTAATTATACACGAACAATATATTTTGTCAAGCATAAAAAAGAAGAAACCCCCAACTAATTGAGGGTTTCTAAAAGTGTTCAAAGTGGGAGGGTTTTGAACACTAGGGGGAACATGAGAGACCTACTTATCGATCAGTCTCCTCATGCAAGTTGACTCTGCCAATTGTTTCCAATTATCGAAATCCATCTTGGCCAAGTCAGCAATTTTAAGTACCATTCTTAAACTAAGTTCCCTAAGTCTAGCACTTTTCAAAACCATAAAGTCTACTATTTCTTTTTCAAATTCTTTACTAAAGCCATACTCTTTAAGCATACCGTCTCTAATAATTTGATTAATTCTAATAAACTTATCACTAGTAGTGTCCATTCCAAGATCTATATAATGACATCTACTCATTAATGCTTCTAAATGATCTTTAATCTTTTTACTTCTAACATTTTCAAAATTAACATTAGTAATAAAAATACAACCACCTTGGAATTCAAACCTATCAGGTATACCTTCTCTTCTTAAAGCCTGGGATTCTGCTTTCCAACTAATTGTTCTCTTTTTACCAGAGTCCAATACAGCCTTCAACATGTTCAAACAAACTTCGTCAAACAAAATACTGTCACAGTCATCAAATACTAGGATATCACCTTTGTTTGAATTGTTAAACAATGTTTGATACAATCCAATTGGAGTCATCGAACCTTTAACTACTTCAGTTCTTGGAGGTTGTCCAGCAAGTTTAGTCATTGAGTCATACTCATCAAGTATAGTTTCTACACCAAAACTTTTACCAACTCCTGGAGGGCCACTTACAATTAGTCCTCTTACAGTACCATTTGCTACTGCATCAGTCATTTGATCTAAAACAGCAAACCTACCTGCAATTCTATCCATTGCCTGTTGTTGCGTTTCTTTTTTCTTTTTAGTCTTCTTGACTGGCATTACAGAAATGTAATCTTCTTTACTAGCAGGTTCAACACTAAGTGGTGAGTCAACTAAAATTCTAACTCTTTTAGCATTTGGTCCCATTAAAGAACTACCATCTACAGTAACAAAAGCACCTTTCTTACCAAAGGTTAAGGGTTTTACTACTGGGAATACCGCATCTTTAATAGGTGCATTACGGTAAGTACCTTTTTTTATTTTTACAAAGTTTTCCATTTTTCCTCCCACGGATTAATTTAACTTATAAAACTATTATAACAAATTTTAAGTATTTGTCAACCTTCTATTAAGAAAAAATTGAGATTAAAATTAAAATTCCTAATACAACACCAAAGAATTCTCCAATACCTTGCGATGCTAGATCAAATATTTCACTAAAAGTCCAAACTATAGAACCTATTATTCCTAGTGTTGCTAAAAATGTTATCATATATTACTCCTATTTCCTAACTAACTATATATAGTATAGCATTTTTTGGAGTATTGTCAACCTTTTTATTGATTTATTAGGAGGGATTGATTGTGTTTTAAAATGGGCATCATGTCCCAATACATTTCATGTAGTTCTTCTATAGGTTTGTCATTAAGTTCTTTAATAACATCAGTAAACATATCTACTTTCTTTTTGGGGTCTGTTTCATTATCGTAATCTTCGTTCCAATAATTACTAAATGTTTTATAACCCATACCTTTAAGATGGTCTAAGGTGCCCGTACAACAATAAATTAGTTGTGGGTGTAAGTTTAGCATAGGACGAGTTGTTTTTTCTGTTATAAACATTTCTGTATGAAAAGGTTTCAAATAATTATTTAATTTTTCATCATTAAATTGATCTGCTAATGTATAACATTCTGAACTTTCAGTTGTAACAGTAAAATAAGAGTTCTCATATACATACCTGTAATCACCTACTTTATTCCAATCTCCACCGTCATCACCTGTCCAATCTATTACTTCAAATAAAGTATCAAATGCTGTTTGCCAATCACCTTTAATATCGCATTGTATAGGTAAAAGATCTAAAAGTTCTTGTGGTATAGAAAATTGTTCCATAGTATCTACATCTTTATAGTAATGAAAACTTGTTAATTTATCTGTTTCTATTAATCCTTTTTCCCACATTGACAACATAAACCTTTGCCTATGAGGTAACATATTTCTGTTGAAACAATTAAATTTATGCTTTCTTATTTCTGTAGGTGGCTCAATAGTAAATTTTAAATTATCATAATATCTTTTGTTTTTACCATATAATTCAAAACCAAAATGCTCATAACCACATTTAAACTTGCTATCATTAGGAGCATGTAAAGAATGCCATTTATTATATGAACTTTCTACTGTAGAACTTCCTGATAGGAATGTAATGTTTTCTAATGGTATATCATATTTTTTTGCAAATTTATGTATTGTACCTGCCCAATACTCACCATTAACTAACCATAAGGTACCTTCACTGGTGTACCTAAAGATAATATCTATTTCTTTAGATTGTTTTGGATTTGCTTTTAATTTATCTGTAAGATCTTTTGTTAAGGTAACTGTGAAGTCTTCAAAACTTTCTTTTGATCTTTCTTCACAATTCTGTAAATTGAATTCGTAGACTAGTCTATCACTATGTCTTCCATTCCTGCTGTTCTCAATCTCGTTATGTGTCCTATCTGCCATTGCTTTGTGTCCAATCCTTTCATTATGCCTAAGTATTTATTTCGTAAAAGGCTGAATTGGTTTACAAGGTGAGTTAGATCTATAACTGATTGTTCACCATCTACAAACTTATCTGCATCTCTACTGCTCAAAGTTCTATTATAGTTTTCTAAATATTTACGGAATGTTTTAGAACGTTCTCTGCGAAGTTCTATATTTAAATGTTCGAGTATTGCTTCAATCTCTTGTAGTTGATTGAAGCGAAACTCTGTCAGACCGGGTAGGGAGGCGGAGGCTTTCTCCAGACTCCCTTTGATCTTGACTTCCCATCTGGCTTCGTTCAATTCCTTTTCGTAATACTCGATTGCCGGAACTATATTACCTAAGTCTTGAACAATTTTATTATAATGGGTAGCCATTAATTATTCCCAATCCTCTTCGTCATCATCTTTTAAACCGAATTCAAAATGACTAATTAGTGCTGTCTTCATTACTGAATCAAACTGGTTAAGTGCATCTTCTACTTCTGATATATCTAACATATCATCAAATGTTCTTACAATTTCTTCAGCAACATGAAGTCTTTCTTTTACTGAAATGTATGGTTTAATACTATCCCATACATTATAAAGTAATTCAGTTTCAGGATTCATCTGAATATTCCTCCATTTCTGGCTCTAATACTTCTGGTTCAATATCTTCTGGCACACCTTCTTGTGCTATAGGATTTTGACCCCATTCATCTAAAATTACTTGAAGTTTATCATCAGTCCAACCTTTTCTGAACTCTTTGATTTCCTCACCAGTAACTGGTGATACATAAGAAAGTTTGTTACCCGCTTTAACCACAATGCCTTTTGCTTCTAACATTTCTAACATACCACTATAAGGGTCCATTCCTGTTTCATATGGAATCTTGATTTGCACACCTTCAAAAGGTTTGCTATATCTGGACTTCATAACTTTACAGGCGGCTCTTATACCTTGTACTGTAGATGTTTTGTTTCCATCCTCGTCTTCTTTTAATTTTAGTTTCTTAATTGCTACAACAATACTACTTGCATATATAAAACCCTGCCCGCCTGATATTTTATCATCAGGGTCAAACATGTCTTGTGATGCATAAGTATGGTTTGTTGCGACAATACCTATTGGAAAGGGTGCTATTTGGTTAACTGTGTTTCTAACTAAAGACGCCAATGCCTTTGGTTTTCTACCCATATCTCCTTTCATATCACCTTTCTCAAATTGTGTTACGTCTGTAGGCGTTAATAACATACCTAAACTATCAATCACAAATAATAACTTAGGCATTTCTTCGTAAGGAAGATCTCCATAGTTATTTTTATAATCTTTCATAAATTCACTTATTGCTTTAGCAACATCGTCAATCATTGAAACACTAATTTTTAATAGTTTTTCTGGTGACGTATCTACATCTAATGCCTGTAGCCATTGTTCATCCAATGCATTTTCAGAGTCAAATAATACTACTTGGCATCCTTTATCTTGTGCATTTTTTACAATGTTTCCAGAACATATAAACGATTTACCAGAACCTGATTCACCTGCAAATACACTAACTTTACCTAGTGGGATACCTCCATTGAAGTCCCCACTTATTAGGTAGTCTAATGTTTTGTTACCAGTGCTGATCCAATCCTTTGGGTCATGGAAACCAGCACTAATACCTGAAATGCTTTTAGTTAAACCGGTTCTGAACTTTGTTAAGTCAAATGGTTTTTGCATAATTTCTCCTTAAGACTGACGGTTACGAATCATTGCAAGAATGTCATCTGCTGATTTTTTACCAGTATCTGCTTCTGCTGTTGCAGGTGCAGGTGCAGGTGTTGTTTCAGCAACAGGTTCAGTTACAGTTGCTTCTGCTTGTGCAGGAGCAGTTACAGGAGCCACACTCTCTGTTGCAGGCTGTTGTACTGCTGGAGCAGGTTGAGCCGATGCCACTGTTGATTGTGTGCTTGTTCCTGTATCAAGTCCATAGGGTTTGAAAAAGTTACCCCACCTTGCAGGGTCATATAATTCACCATCTACACTTGCCTGGAACATTTCTGCTATTGCTTGAACACCTTCTGCAGTTGGTTTAGCAGGAAGAAATTCATTTAAATTAAATAATCCAAAATTATCAATTGCCGCAAGTTGTTCTTCAGTAAGAGCACTTTCTTTTCTTGCCCACTTACTTGTGGAATAGTCTGCGTATTGACCTTTTGTAGTTTTTGCTAAACGGAAATCAGTACCTGCAACATAGTCTGTTGGGAGGTTTTCCATTTCTGGGTCCATAAGTGCTGATTTGATTATGTTAAATATTTGAGGACCAATTACAAATCTTCTAATTGGATTCTCTGGTGCAGTTTCATCTAAAGGATTTTCATTTACAAACCCTTGGAAGATGTAACTTCTTTTTTTCCAATACTTTCTGCCCATGTCTTCTAAACTTGGATCTTTAAACCAAGGACGTACCTCAGTTAATACTGGACAATTTTCACCAAACATTTCCATACAAGGAACTTGTACAGTAGTTGGTTTTTGATCGCCGCCTACAACTCCAGGGAATGTAAGTCTGATCATTTGTCGTTCAACCCAAAAGAACGTGTTGTTTGGATCTGAGTCAGGTAAGAACCTTAGTAAAGTACTACTACCTTCGTCTATGTTCCAAAATGGGTATATTGCGTTATCGCTTTGAGCTTGGGAATTACCTTTGGAATTGCTTTCCATTGATTGTAATTTTGCTCTTATTTCTGCTAATGAGGCCATGATATTTTCTCCTATATTTGCCATGTTCGTAATACCTTCTGTGTTTAGGGTATTACTATTTTTCTATTATAATGCCAAGATGTAAAAAAGTCAACACCTTTTTACAACTATTGGTAAATTATTTTACCAACAAATTTATTTATCTATAAAGTACTATATTACTCTACAAATTGGTCAATAAATGCTTCATATGACTCTTCAACGTCAACAGGAGCAGTTTTTACATTGTGCTGACCTGCACTTAGTAAACAACTTTTAATAGTACCATATTCGAATTGGTTAAGTTGCCCACCAGCACTAATTTTACTACTAATGCTATGTAAATAATTTGACAATGTATTGTCTTCTGCTGAGTAACCTAATTGGCTAACTTGATACCCAAGTTTACCATGTGGTGTATCAAAATCAACAATATCATTTTCACTCAATAAATCTTTGATATTTGCAAAAGTTTCTGATTCTACTGCCTTAACAATTTTATTTTCAAAACTTTGTTTTCTACTCGTCATTGCTTTTAGGCTATCCATAACGTTTGCAACTTTTTCATCAAAATGTGTTTCTGTAAATTTGCTTTCTAAATCTATATCATCTTGTAGTATTTCTACATTATTATAATTTAATACTGATTCTACTGCGTTTGAATAACTCTTGACGCCGCTTAATCTTTTTAAATTTGTTTTAATATCATTAATGTTTTCTATTGCCATAGTTACAAATTCTTCATTTGTTTCATTTACTAGATTTGCTTTTCTAACATAATTTACAAATTCTTTTAATTTTTTAAACTCTCTTGACATTTCTGTAATTGCTTCACCTATTTCGTCAAAAGTTTCTCCGCCATTGTGCAAATGCCTTGCCATTGCTCTTGCGGCTGACAAATTGTTTTCTGCCATCTTGAATTTCTCTTCTCCACGTTGTATTAATATACTGTGGATGTTTCTGCCTCTAGCACCACGTACTTCTTCGTTTACTTCTTTATTATGTCTAACAATTATTTTTACATTGTCTGCTAGTGGTTGATAACTGGACTTTCTGCTACCAGTCATTTTACCTAAACTTGCTTCAGTAACACTTTCTTTATTCTGTTGTTTTTTAATTGCCTTCATATGTCTCATGTATTTGTCATAAGGTGTTTCATCCTTAGATATTTTTTCTATATCTTTTTGTTGTGAAGGGCCTTTGCTTTTTAGCATTCTGTCTGCCAAATCTTTTTCAGTAGATTTGCTGTAAGGTACTGCTGGTGCTTTACCGTCTTTGCCTAATTCTTCAGATACATACCTTTTAAAATCACTTACATATATTTCATGTCTTTGACTTGCAATGTTTGATTTTGGTTTGTCTCTTGAAGTTTTCATTTCCCAATCATAATAATCTTGGAAACTTAACGGAGTGTGATCACTATAGCCAGGCATCATGCCAACACTCGTTTGGAAAGATACTATTTTCTTTTCTTCTAAATCTACACTAGCATTTACAGTTTGATTGTTTTGCGATCCCGATAAACCTTGATCTCTTTTACCTGCAACATAATCTGCTAGTATTTTACCACCATATATAGCGGCGGCTACACCTGCCGCTGGTATACCATATTTTGCTATAATAGGGCCTGCTTTTTTAATTGTTTCTGGAGTAAAAGCATTTCCAACTGCTTTACCTAACCAACTTATTGCACCTTGTGTGGTATCTAATTCACCATCGATTGCGTCAGCGGCAATAGTTGTTGTTATAGGTCTTTTTGCACCTTGTTTTAAAATTTGTCCTAAAAGTCTTACGCCGGCGTAAATAGGATTTTCATTTAGATTTTGTTCTTCAGTTACAATTTTACCATCATCACAATGCTCACAACCTTTTGCATCACAGTCTTTACAAAGTTCACATTTGCAATCTGACATATCTTTGTCACATGCTGTACATTTATCTTTAGTATTTTCTTCTAAGCCTGATAGGCGTCTTAATATATTTAATTCTTCATTCATATCAATCTCTTGTCTACGAGCAACGTCTATTTCTTCTCCTTTAGGTTTTAACTGTTTGTCAAATACTCTAAAGTCAAAAGACAATAAACTATCTTGTGCTAATTCTTTTAATAGATTTCTTAAATTATGATTTGCAAAATCTTCACTGGTTTGCATTGATATTTCTTTTTCCATGTCATCTACTCTAACTAAAACATTAGGTTCATCACAGACAAATCTTGTACCCTCTTGTGGGTCAATTACAATTTTACCTTCTTTATTAAAAGACCTTATATTCAATCCATGTCCTTTTAATAAATTAAATATTTTTTCTGAAATATCTTTATAATTTGTTGCCATACAAGTATTTATCAGATTATGCCAATTGGCATAGGATCATCATAGTCATCATCGCCACCAGTAGAATAAAGCGAATCTACACCCAAACTGTTATTGACTGCATCATATACTTCGTCTTCAAACGTACTTACATAATCTATTACTCTAACAGCAATCATCATACTCATTACCAAGTCATCTGAGTCACCTGGTCTGGCCGCAAAACTATTACCCTTTGCAACAAAATTTTTAAATTCTGATAAACAAGCCTTACTATTAATAATAAGTTTATCGTTTTCTATAAGTCTTTTCATGTTTATACATGATTCCACTTTAACTTTATGTGTTGTGTGGAAGCCACGTCTACCTGTTTTACCTTGTATTCTTTTAGGTTCGTGTAGAAAGTCACCAGGAAAAGCATCTTCTCCAGTGTCTCTGATTACCACAAGTGCGGCCTCTCCAATTGCATTGTTTTCAACTGTCCAATATATAGTATGAGCACCTTGTTCCTTTATAAAATGCATTACTTCTAACATGACCTTTATCTGCCCTTCTATAGGCGTTTTGTTATGGCACCATTCGCCTACCTGTATCATAGAGGGAAGTTCCACAATCTGTATAGCGGCATTATCGCCGCCTGTTCCTGTACTTGGATCTAGTGTTACCACATAGATGTGTTCTGGACTAGGATACTTGAACCAACGTACATGACCCATTTTCATAATTGGATCTTTACCTGTAAGTTCTAATAGTTTTAATTGATTGATGAGTGTTTCATCATAGATAACAAATTCACATTCGTGTTCACGTTTAAAACGTTCTGTACCTATTCTACCTCTTTCTTCTATTGCCCAGTTGGCATCTCTATCAGGATGTTCGTCCCATTTTGCTAATAAAGGTTTAAATCCATTTACACCTACATCTTGCTCATTACCATGTTCATCAAACATTTTATTTGCAGAATTCCATATACTAGCAAATGTGTCTTCATCTGAGTTTGGTGTACTTGTAATTATACATTTACCACCTGTTGCTAGTGTTGGAGACAATGCAGTCCAAAACTCAGCCGCAATACGTGGTGGTACAAAGGCAAACTCGTCTAAGTAAACTAAGGTTAATGACATACCCCTACCAGTATTTTCAGTGGTAGTTGCACTAACTATTCTACTTCCATTATCAAATGTCATAGAACCTTTATTGTATTCTGTTACACCTGCTCTAATATGATCAGGAACACTTTCGTATGCATATCTAATACGTTGCATAATTTCAAAAGCACCAGCCGCCTTATGAGCCGCAACTAATATTGTGCTGTCTGGTTTAAACATGGCATACCACAATAAGTATCCTGCCGCCACAGTGGTTTTACCCATCTGTCTGCCCAGCATATTAATACTGTATCTGTAATTATTGTAGTTTTCTATTAGATCTAACTGATATGCAAAAGGATCAAAATCTATACCGCCTTTTGTAGGATGCTGTATTTTTACATGATTAGTCATAAAATACAGAGGACCATTCACAGGATCTGCACAATTCTTAAAATCTTGTAGAGAATCTGGTGTATATGCGGTTTTACTATAGCCTTGTTTGACCAGACTGGTATCTGCTGTTCCTCTTGCCATAATAGTATTTATGTGGTATTGAAGTTAAGAAATGCTTTTTTTAAGTTTATCTTTTATATAATTAATTAAAACTTCTTTATCTGTTGAATATTTTGCATCTTGTGGGGATATCACAGTAACTTCTTTATCTTGCGGATGATCATGATCGCTACATTCACAATCGTCGATACATGCATTACATACATCGCATTTATCATCATCATCTTTGTCATAAGGATCAGCATGTTTTTCTTTATGATCAGGGGACAGTAAAACATCTTCCTGTTCTGGCTCTTCATCATGTGCTGATGCTTTTTGATCATTATACATATCTTTTGGTAAAGTTAGTCCTGCAAGTTTAAGTACATCTGCTAAATCTTGCATTGTATCACCTGCCGCTTCAATACTTACTGAGCCTTTATCTGTATTTTTATGCTGTTTAAACTCTACTGAACCTTCTACTTCAGGTTCTGCACTTACAATACCGTATGCATCACTCATTGCTTCTTTAACTACAGAATTATCTTCTTCTACAGATTCATATCTTACCATTCTATCATATTCTTCTTGAGTCATTCGTAGAGCCGCATTTACGTTAGCAGTTTTTCGCCACATTCTCCAAAATGCTTCAGCATACATCTCACCAACCTGTCTTTTTAACATGTTGTATTGATCGACAGCCTTACTGTCCTCTGCTGGATCGTACTCGTATTCTTTTAAAATATGATTTATTTTCATTATCTACTTCTTGAACCGTGTTGTGCAATATTATCTACTTGTTTGGCCTGTTCTGCACCTCTACCCATATTAGGCATTCCTGTAATTGCATCATACATAGGTCTTAAATTATCACCCATTAATTCGTCTTTACTAGGATAGTTGCGGAAATAATCTGCACCTTTTTCTGCTTTAATTTTTTCTAGTTCTTTTAAAAATGCTTCGTTAAATTCTTCACCAAATCCAAAATCTTTTGCATCTATTCCATCTTGTTGAGCTTCGTAGTGTTCCATACTTTCATCATTTAGTAAAGCATCTTCTTCACTTACTTGTCTGTCTTGATCATTAGCAAGTCTTTCTGCTTGAATATCTGCTTCTACACGTCTTGGTTCTTTAACACCATAACATAGAACTCTTTCGTGATCTATACCTAAATTTACTGCTAACCAAACTTCTAAAATTCTTTCGTTAACTGGGTATTTTAAAACTACATCTGTGCTACACACTTCTGATGTAAAATTGGCATTTTTTGCTCTTTGGAATTCCACTGGATTTTCTTGAATTGGAGCTCTTTGAAATGGAGATGCACTGACAAAATTATATTTTGCTAAACATTTTTCTAACATATCCATTTGATCTGCACCACAGTCGTGTGCAAGTTTAACTCTATAAGCATATTCTTTTTTAAATGATTCTGCTATATAATTCTTTAATTCCATATTATAACTCCAGTTAGTATACTTATTTATCATTTTAGTTTAAAAATACCCATCAAAAATTATTATGCTTAATTTGAAAAAATGTTGCTGGACTAAATTACTCTGGGGATGAATCTTTAGTATTAATAATTTTTAATAGTTCGTTTCTATCAAATACTGTTGCTTGAACTGACTCTGCTTCGTTGCCTTTATTATCAAACTTATCTATTCTTGCCTTTTTCAGCATTAAATCTATCTGCTGTAACTTTGCTTTTGTTTTAGCATCACTGGCATCTAAGGCTATTTTTAACATATTACTTGCTTCTGCAAATACTTTGCCGGCCGCCATATCACTGACATTCATTCCTAAATTCATAAGTTGCTCGTAACTGTCTATGGCCTTTTTGGCTATATCGTTCATTTCAACTTCGTGATCTTCTAGACCTTTTATTTCTTTAAATGCTAAATTTATCTTTTCACTTACACTTAAGGCACCTTTAACTTCTTCTATGGTTTCCTGAGTTTCTTCTACAGTAGGTAATGTTTCCTGTTGAGTAACTTCTTCAATAGGAGGCAGATTAAATTCTTCTTCTAGTTTCTTAGTCATACTTCTATTTATTTGATTCTAGGCTTAGAAATTCTTTTTTTCGCCTTACGAGGTTTCTTATTAGAAAATATTTGATCTTCGTTGATTACTTTAAATCGTATGCCTTTACGTTTGCACCACTCTTGTGCCGCTGTCCACTTAGCCGCATTTATTACTGTTTGAAGTTTTTGTCCCTGTGATCTAGCACTTTCCATTGTGGTCTGATTACGAGGTTTAATCTCTATTAATTCTACATGTGGATTTTCATTTTTATCTACATATTGTATCATAAAATCAGGCACATAATTTGTATAGTTTCCTGATACCGGATGTCTATATGGAATCTTTACATTTTCACTAGCCCATTTTGTAATATTAGGATGATTATCACACATACGCATAAATGCTAATTCCCAACTACTTCTATAGGTAGGATTTCTATTACCAACAAATTTTTGTTTGTTGACTACTTCATATTTTCCTGTAGCGAATTTGCCCATATTAGGCCTTGATTAATTTAGCAACTTTACTTCTTGAATTATCTATTGTAGTTTTTAGGTCAACTTTATTACCTGCTGGACGTACAGCATTCATGGCTTCAAATGCATCTACACTTAATTTTAAAACATCTGCATTCATATCAAAATAACTAGTTGGATCTACATTTTGTACATTTGATATTTGTATGAGAACTTTTGCCATTGCATTAGCATTGGATTTACCAAAACCTATAGCAACTAATTTTGTTTTTATAACATCTAATTTTTGAGGATCTATAGCAACTTCCTTTACTTTAGCCAAATCTGCAAGAATTTCAGAACTTGCCTCCGGAAGAGGAAATTTAACACTGGCGTTCTCTAGATATGCTTCTAATTTTCCTGCTGTGAATTTGTAATTTATTTCACTGCCAAATGTTTCGTATAAAGATGTACTCATTAACTGTCTCCATTATCTTTTGAGGGTCTAGTTACTGCATTTGCTATTCCACTAACTACACTATCAATGAGATCATTTTCTACTTTTTGTTTCCAATCACCATATGTTGGTTTGACTCCAACAGCACTTTCTAAAGCATCACCTAAAAATCCGCCCACAGTATCACCTAAATTATCTTCTAACCAATCACCTATAGGATCACTTGGACTTTGTAGAGGTTGTGCAGATCTAGGTCTTGTACCAACACCCGGTAAACTGTTGCCTGATTTATTACCAAGAAACGCAAAGTCTGTTTCAGTTTCAAGTGATATAGGTTTGAGATTTTCTTCGCCTGGTAAAGTAAAGTCGCCTATATCTTCAAATCTATCTAAATCCACAGTTGCTAAATCAAAATTTACAATATCGAATGTAGTAAAGTTTTCATATACCAATTGAAGTTGGAATTCCATAAAGTCACTGGAAGCATAATCTATATTTTTTGGAGCAAATGATTTAATCATGGGTTTCATTATACTATACTGAACACCTTTACCGCCGGCATACAAAATATAATCTACACGTTCAAAAAAGTTTTGATCAATTTGTAAATTTATACCTGCTTCGTTACTGTTAAAGTTTCCTTTAGCACCAAAGCCTGGTGTAAGTTCTTCTGTCATAGGCGTATAGAAACTGATATCTCTATTACCAAACGTATTTTTATTTCTAGGGTCCATGTGTAGATATGCAAAATATTTCATTAACACGGTTAACCATTCATTATTTACTGTATCAAAAACAGTAATATCTACAGGATTATAAGAAACACCAGTAGTAATATTTCTTTTCTTATTGAAATTGTTTTTTTCTTCTATATTAAATTCTACCGAAGGAAGTTGAGCAGTTCTTACCAAACTGCTCATACTTGTTTTAAATGTTAGATTCTCATTTCCTAATAACTGTAACACATTCCTGTTGAATATGAAATTAACATATCCTTGGAACTGCTGTCTAGGAGGATTAACTTCAGGTCTAAATCTGTAGTTATTCCTAAAGTCTCTAGCATAAAAATTGTTTACTGTATTTTTACCAGTAAAACGTGTATATTTCACTAGAGTACTCCGTTATTATACTATAACGCCGCTATTATCTGCTAGTGTGTTATCATCAGGGAACGGATTACCCGCTTCAACTCTTCCATTAACATCATTATCGCCTTGGAAGTGTGTTGCGTTATCATAACGTATCATCATAGTAACAGTCTGTTGTTCGTTAGAACTATAGTCTGCTTCACTGTAATCTGATTGTGTTAAGAAACACCCTTCTAAGAACCAAACTTCACTAGCACCTGCATTAACACCGTCTAATACTTCAATTTGCATATCAAATTTATAGTCGGAACCTGCGGCTGGTGTTGTTTGTTGGAAATGGTTAAGTTGTCTTTGTACCTGTGCACCTACCAACTTAGCAACCTTATTCTGTATATCATCCCTAATTGTTACACTAATTGGGTCCCAAGTATGTTTACCTTGTAAATAAGTTCTTGAGTTGTAACTATCAATAACTACTTCCTCATAATTTATTTTAGGTCTTACAACACTTTGAACATTCTGTGTTAGTGAAACAGTATTAGTTGAACCACCAAAGTTGTTTAGAAAACTTACACGGAATCTATACTTTAATTTAGGCATTAAGATGCCAGAAGTACCAGTTCCTGTAGGTACACCAAACTTACTTTTGGTTTCTGTTGTTGCTGATGATGTTGCCATTTTTTACTCCATTTGTTCTTTATGAACTAATTATACGAATATTTATCATCTTTGGGTCAATTTAATTAAC